ACCACGCATTCCGTAACAGGGATTATGTTGGAGGATTCTATATCAGCCTCCGTCAGGCTATACCTGCCGGCACGACTGCAACTCTTCCGATACTGATAGGGACTAATGGGGACACAAGACCGTTGATGGCTTATAACAATGAGCCTGTAACTGTTGAAAACTTAGCCGGAACAGGCATCTATGAAATTCACTATAACAAGTACACCAACGAATTGTATCTTGTTAATGGTGGATACAGACCGACAACGGCTCCGGCTCCTACAGCAGAAACAGCTTCTTTAAGGAGCAAGTAATAATTAACATGGAGTTTTGTGGTGATTTCCAAAATGGAAATAGCCACACTCCTTTAAAATCAAACAATCATGTTTCAGAACTTACGAGTAAACAGTACATTATATCTTCTTCATAGAGGTGCAAATCCAAGTTTGGAATGTGGGCAGGTCGTTAATGTAAGCCCCATAAAAACCATATATAAGACTGTTCCCAACATGCCTTATCCGCAGCCGGTACAGGTTATTGATTTTGTCGTGAATATAAACGGACAGAATGTCAATTTGCAAGAGATACCGGCTAATGCCAATATTGCCGATGATATTAAGACAGGGATGCTGATTACAGGGTCAAGAGACGAAATGAATACTGAGGTCCTTACCATGAAACAGAAAAGTGAGGATGTCCTAAAAAGTGTGGAATATCATCAGAACTTTCTTAGGGTATGTGACCAAATGCTTGCCATGCTGAACCCTGAATTTGCAGCCAAGCAACAGCAGGAGCAGGAAATATCCGCATTGAAAGGGCAAATGTCCAATATGGATAAGAACATGCAGGAAATGAGCAAAAATATGGCTGACCTCATTGCACAGAATCAGAAGTTAATGGAACAGCTCGGAGTGGTTGAAGCATCTAAAAACAAGAAATGATTATGGGAATGTGGGAAATATTAGAAGAAGGGCGTGACGATTACGGACACGGCTTCGGTATGAGAGGTGACGAAGTGGAGGAAGCCTACAAGGAAGGCTGCCGCAAAGGTTACGAAAAAGCCATGAGAGAGATGCGCGGAGAGATGGGTTTCCGTGATGGTGGAAGAAGTTATTCAGGTGGTGGAAACTCATCCGGCATGGATGAACGCAGATACCCCGGATACTTTCCTGAATATCCGCGTATGGATGAAATGGGCGAACGCAGACGCAGACGCTCTAACGGTGAATTCTATTAATAACAGGAGGGGTAAAACGCCCCTCTTTTTAAATTAAGGCTATGGAACAAAGATTAGATACATATAGCAAATTCCCATCAGGGATGCAAGAATACCTGGAATCATACGGATTCCATTTCAGTAAAAAACTTTACGAATGGGCTGTTTCAAAAATGAAAGTGAAAGACGAGGCAACAGGCAAGGAAAAGAAACTTGACCCTTGGAGTAAAGATGAGGTAGACGATATGCTCAAAGCAAACGGAATTACCATCGAACACGACAAAGGATATGACGTTGCCTATGTTGCAAATATGTTGAAAGCGGATTTTTTCAAAAAATCATTGGTTGACGAAGCACATTTGTGCAAACATATAAAGTGCTACCTTGATGATATTGATGGGGACCCTTGCAGGGCGTTTGATGAATTCTTTGCCACCTGCATCGGTAAAGGAGTTCCTGTAATTTGGTCTGATGTTATATGATTGTTCAGGAGTTCTACATACCGAAATATGGGGATTGGCACGTCAAGGTGTATTATGCGGTACACACTTATTGGGCTAAGGAAATCATTACCGACCTGTACCGTATAGGATGCAGGGGGGATTCCCTCAAACGTGCGTATCGCAACCTGACAGAAGGCAGGATGAATACCGGACTTACCTATTCGGACTACAGGAGAAGAGAGACGGTAATGGTGCTCTCTTTGACTTCTACCCCCGAACAATTTCAAAATTCGTGGGACCACGAAAAAGGTCATTTATGCCGGCATATCTCCAAGGCTTTCGGAATTGACCCTTATGGAGAGGAAGCACAATATCTCAGCGGATATGTCGGTCAGAAGATGTTTCCTGTTGCCAAGAAATTCTTGTGTGAACATTGCAGAAAGGGAATGGAAAAATAATAATCGAACAGAAGCGTTCTTTGACTTGTTGGAATTACCGCTAAATTTAAAGTGTTAATAGCCATCTTTGGTATTGTCATATTGATATAATTGCCTATATTTGCGTCATATAGGAGTACTGGTATGTACAACAGCATTATCTTGCACTATAATAAGAAATTTACAGGAATACCGTAATTAGATATCTTTCTGTAAATATTAGTATTATTTTCTTGTACTATGAATAAGGTAATTAATATTCCAAATGCGGATAGAGATGAACGGATAGGTAGTGTTTTTAACCATTTATTTTCTGTCATTTTTGCGAATGAACAAATAAGGGATAATGATGTTCCTGTTTGGGATTTTTCAAAAACCTCATTTTTCCATCCATTTTTTTTGTTCCCATTTGCCATATATAAAAGCAAATGCAAGAACGTACAGTGTAAAAATGTGGTTGGGTATATGAAAAACTATTTAGAATGTGTTAAGTTCTTTGATATGCTGACGATAAAAGATGACATGGACCTAAATAGTGCGTTGAAAGAATATTTAGGGAAAAGTTATATCCCTATATGTCGCTTTAGTCGATTGAATAAGAATATAGATTCAATGCAGACCATTATTCAAGGAGTTATTGAAAAACAGAAAAATTTAGATTTAAAACTTAAAACTCCACTTTCGTATTTGATTAGTGAGTTAATTTGCAATATAAATCAACATTCTGATAGTGATTATGGTTATATATATACGCAATATCTGAAACGTGAGAATTGTTTGGATATATGCATTGCTGATGATGGAATAACAATTTATGGAAGTTATGTCAAGTCACAAAAGATGCTTGATAAGATAGGTGACAATGAAGCTGAAGCATTGAAATATGCAAATGAAGGATATTCGACTAAAGATCTTCCCGATGCTGAAAGTAGAGGATTTGGTATATCATCTACTAAAAGTATGATTGTGGAAGGTCTTGGAGGAGCATTCTTTATGTTATCAGGAGGGGCATTTCATAGGCATGATGCATCTGGTGGAAGTGATTATGTAAAATTGCCTGATACTATTAATTGGAATGGCACGATTATACTTATGAGAATACCATTGACAGTTAGTGAAGAATTTGATTATACGAAGTATATAAAATAGGAGGTATTATGAAAGAAATAATTAAGCTTCATGATCTATTAGGATCTGAAATACGCTCACGTTCTAATGCTGAAATTTTACGAGAAAAAATAGCAGAGCATAGTGGTTCTATAATTGATTTAAGCGATGTTTCTTTTATTTCAAGATCATTCGCTGATGAACTATGTATCTTAGTAGAAAAACATATTATTCAATTACACAATGCCAGTGGTGTTGTGCAAAATATGCTATCTGTTGTTTCTGAAAGTAGGAAGAAAAAAAGAGTTAGAAAGACTGATGATACTAAAATAAAAGAATTTGATGATATGGAAAGTTTGACATCTTTTCTGGCTACAATTTGATAAGAATGTATTTCTAGGCATATCTATTGAAAAATATTCACCGAAAACTTAAAAGGCAAATATCAATAAAGTCTTGTTGATTCAAAATAAATCAGAGCGGTAATTCCCAACGGTTTTACCGCTTTTTTTTATGCTAACATAATATGAAAGAAGATAAGTTGAACATATTGCTTGAGCAATCGGATGATATTCCTCATTGGGTATTCTGCCAACTGCTAGCCATGATACAATGGAACGTTTAGAGAGGTGGATTTGTAAAATGATTCCCTTTGTTGTTTTGATGAAGGTGGCTTTGTTGTGCGGCTAATTGAAGTTTATGGGATATTTGGGATGAACTACCTATCATTTGATTATCCATAGCTTGTTAGTGTGAAGAAAAGGGGACCACCCGATTAAGAATGATCCCCCCCCAAAAAAATGGTTACTTTATAAGGACTCGCATTTGAAAACCCCTAAATCTTCAGTTTAGCGGTAGTTCACAAAGTGAATGCTGCTACTGCCCGCACCCTGTAACTGTAGCACTTGTTGCCGTTGCTCGTCTGCCCACTGAAGAAGTGTACGTACCAACTGAGGCTGAGACTGTACTCAGTACTGGACCAATACCATGTGGAGGATAACGGTTCTTTGCCTATGTACCTCAGCACATCGTTTATATTATCTTGATAATGAGCTATTAAATTAAGCTGTCCTAATGATGGGATATATTCGTCATCTTTCAGCAGATTAGACAGTTTAGGATTTCGCTCAATCAGTTGAGCAGTGTTACGCTGTCCATTCATATCAAATAATGCATCACATTCACGCCCATAATAGATTTGATTTCCAAATTCCTCTCGGCTGTCATTGTCAAGCAGCTGAACATCCTTATGCTCCGTCAACGAGATGGCAAACGATACGTCTTTGTGCTTTAGTCCGATGTATCGTACACAATCTTTGAAGTTATCGCCGGTAAACGGTTCTGCATGTCCGTCTTCGTAGATTAGATACAAGCCGTTGGTCCACTCTGCCCTGTCTTCTTTAGTCGGCGTCATAACCGATTGGCGTAAATTTTCAATGTTAACCTTCATCGTCTTATTGTTTTTAGATTGTTACTCAATACTTTTTTCCATTTTTGTTTTCTCTCAATTCATTGTATCTCATCTTCTGATTGATGTGCCATGTGAGGTCTATGTCCAAATGGTTGGCAAGCCCGAAAATAGCCAATAGCATGCCATTTAATTGCTTTTCTAATGGATAGTCATATTCATACGCATATCTGATGGGAATTGTGGATATAGCATATATACTTTCTGTAAAGGTCTCATCCTCGCAACTTTCCTCTGCCTCGTATAACATTTCTTCCGTAAAGTACTCAATGTCTATCTTACGCAATCCGCACAAATCAAGCAGGCGTATGCAAGCGTCGGCAAGCTCTTCGGCAACTGTGCCTTTAATGCAGTAGTCATATACCTGCTTTAAGTTGTTCTTTGGATATGACATACCGCAATTAAATTGCTCTATAAGGGGCTGTCTCCCTTTCCTATCAGCTTCCACAGCCTCCATAAGCTCGGATATAACTAAACAAAGGCAGTGTTTATTACTCAATTCCTCATCGTGAAAACCGTGTTCACAAGCGGTTTTATAAGCGCGATCGCGCAATTCGTTTAAATTAATATTGTTCATTTCCTTATTCCTAATTTGATTTCTTCGTCCTTGATTATTCTCCAATCTTATCGGTCATACCGTTCCTTATTTATCCACATCTTTGCAGTACCAAGAGCTGGGTGATGTAAACAATGTCGTTACGATATGACACATGACGGACGCATTTTTCTATCTCATCAAACCTATTCTCCATGCGTCTGTGACACTTGCTTACCAAAATTAAGGTAAAAATGCCAAAGTACAAAAATTTAATGGGGCAAGTACGGATTTAAATATTAATTCTGCTGTTTCCATACTTATTTAATCATAATCAATAGCTTTGCAGTCCAATAGAATATCACGCAATATAACACATATCCGAGTAATCTTTCGCAAGTTTGCGAAGGTTCTAATCCTGTAATAAAGTCCCACATATTATACTCATATACACAAATTAGATATGATATGATGACAGATGCCAATACATATGTGAATTTTCTCATAATCATATAAGTTTTAATGCTTCCTGTAATCCTGCTTCAAGTGCTTCCTCGTAGGTATTATAACGGATAATAGGTCTGTCAGACAATCCTATCAAGTCATGTCTCGGAATTGTCAGTATATCATACGTCCAATAGTTTTCATACATATAGGATATTTCGATATGCAGGTTCTTGGTTTCACGTAGCCACTTTTGGGCAACGGATTGAGTAGGATTGGAGCATACTTTTATTGGTAACTCGCTATTTGTTCTATTAGTACCATATTGTCTACCATCTTCAATATTCATAGCAATCATACATGGTTCATTAAACCCTTTCTCTTTCAGCAGCTCCGCTGTTTCTAATGTTACAAGTTCTTCGGTCATAACTATTTCTTGTTTAACTCATCCAACACTTTCTTTACTAATTCATAGCGTGGTAATTGCCAATCCTTCGCAATATCATCTATTTTATCATCATAATGATTGTCGTAAATATACTGATTTAAGTTGTCAACAAACCCATCACCGTCAAGCCCTTCATCGCAATCATCAAACATATCAAGTTCATAGGCTAACTTGGAACATTCACAGTGGGATACCCAGTCATAAACATGACCGTCATAAACATTGGTCTGTCTGTTGTATTTTTCTCCAACGTGTATTACTTCACCGCAAAATTCACATCTATGCTCTTTGCGAGCGATAGTAGTTTTATTTCTTAATACTTTTATCATTTTAATTCATTAATTAAAGCATCAGCACAAGCAATTGCAAACCGAGCAATGCTTATAGGTATTGTATGTTCCTCTCCTTTCTTGTAATCTGCTTCCGAACTAGCGTAACCAACTATTGTATTATCACTTAAAATCCCTTGCATTGCGGATTTAGCCAGTTCATAACGTCTTTGTTCCCAGTCGATAGCTGAAAAATCAAGTTCGCATTCCTTGAAAACCATGTTATCACATACATATAAATAATCTCTGCTATGTTGAGAGTTGATGTTTAATTGGGGAGTTACATCTACCAAAACCCCTGTTGATTTTACTCTTGCTTTCATATTTAATATTCTGATTTAATAATAGTACCAAATGAACGATACCTACGCCAAACTATATTTCCACGCTGAATACTAGTAAGCCAATCACAAGCCTTAAACACTTATCCTACATTATATAAAAATGGTCGTTTTTGTATTTTTCTTTTTATTCTTGCTTTCATAATTCCTTCTTTGTTTTAAAGTGTTCAATCAGTTCATTTACGGTAGCCTTACGGAAATTTCCTGAAATAATTGTTGCATTTTGATATTCTATACCCCAAAAGAAGAAGCTACCTTTAGGCTCTATGAAATAATGGTCATTACCAATAGCATCTCCAAAAGAAACGCTAAGTGAAGATTCTGCTATAAACCACTGCATATAGTTACTATCATCCCTTAATGCAGCTATAGCCAGAAAAAGTTCCTCATTCGTTCCACAATCAACACTATCGGTTTCGTCAGGATGTGGAATATTACTGAAAAACTCAATACTATATAGACCGTATTCGGGTTCAGTGAAAATACATAAATCTTCGTTAAGTTCCGCTCCAAACAATCTATATCCCAACTCATCTAATTTCTTTTTAAGTTTATAGGTACTCTTGCGAATAAAACACGGTGTTGTAAATCCCATAGTTATTCCTCCTTCTCTATTTTTACTTTTCCGCGGTTAACAAAGCCATCACAGTTCATCAAAGCACAAAGACAGACGGAATATTCTTCCTTTTCTGACTTACTGCAAATGCGCAACAGTGAGCATTGGTTGCATGGGACATTTTCACTCGTCATCTCATGCAACACTCCATTTATTATTATTCCGTTCTTTATTTCCATATCTCAATCTCCTTTCTCTTTAATTCGTTCAAGTACATCCCTGTTGGATTCTAGTATCTCATCGAAAGACGGTATTGACATCCAATAGATTACATCATCTCTATGATAACTCTCACTTGCAGCGCAGTCATACCAAAAGTGATATTCCATATCTTCGTTGTAATCTTCATCATAATGCGCTATTCTTATTGTTCCATCTTCAAGCGCCACTAATTTTTCGTTTGTATCTTCCGGCAACCGTTCCTTAACGCTTATCCACGGGGATTGCTTGGATTGCCATTCGGCACCTTGTATGAAATTTATCTCTCCAAACCTTGCCAAATCTTTACCAAACAAAGTCCTGTCAACTGTCCTGTGATTAAACAAGATATTTCCCCTTGCTGCTTCTTCTACTGTCTGTTTCATAATTCAATCAATTAGGGGTGATGTGGTTGAATGTTCAATTCGTTTTCTATAAATCTCTGTAACTTATGGGCACATTCCGAGCATAAGTCGGCTTCTTGGATGAATATATCTTCCCTTCCACCAACAGAGCCGCCACCCCATTCGTCTATCTTGAAATCTAATCTTGCGCTGCGGAAATACGATGGCTGTATCTCTCTTCCGCATGCATCACATATTATCGTTACTTTTTTCATATTTTATTACTAAAAAGATTACGTTTCCCCTTTATACCTTCAATAGCTCACTAATGTTATCTATGACTTCCCCATCTGTCAACGTATCATCCAGGATGATAGATTTAATCTGACTTGAAAGCCATGATGTGCCATTTTCAAAACTAAGAGCAATCATGTCCTTAATATCGGAAACGCCATTAGGAACTCCGTTTGTTCCGAATGAATCAATTACTGATTCTGCATATTGTTTTGCTTCTTCTAACTTCTGTTTCATATCTTTTACGAATATCTTTCCTTCATTTTGTCAATCCAATCAATATAGGCTTGCCTTGCCTTTTGTTTGGCAAGCTGCTCCATTGAATCAGTGATAGTATCACCGTTCTCCTCCATATCCTCACAAAAATGGTCAACCCAACTAAACGGGTCATACTCTATAAATTCTTCTGTCCGGCAAAATGGGCAGGGAACATCCTCTCCCTTATCATAAAGATTACCATTCTCATCACAGTAGTCTAAATCTTGTAATATACCATCAACGCAGCACGCATCGGGATAACTTGCGCCCCAATATGGAAATTGAGGACATGGTTTCTTATTTTTACTCATATCTGTTCCGTTTTGAATTTATAAACCTATTGTTTCCATATCCATCTTAGAAGAAAAATTACAGCGGAAATCCCAATTACAGCCATTGTGATAGCACCTCCTATTACTGTAATTTTTTCAATCCTCTTATTTTTTTCAGTTTTTTCATCCCAATTATATACAATGGATAACCCTAACTGAATGAATAGTACCACTATATTAATGGTGAAGATTATTTTTGTTAATTCACTCATATCTGATTACACTAATTCAATTATAACCTTTTTAAAATTAACATATAAAGGCATTTCTGACATACCCCCATTGCAATCCAACTGTCTTAAAGAGGGAACAACCTCTCCGTTATCATCAATCTCATAATCTGCAATATAGGCTAACTTCTTCGCTTCGGGGACCAATATCCTTTCATTGTCCAAAAGAGAAAACCTTTCATGAGCCGGGACCGTTATACAGACCTTGCTTCCAACATTGAATCCTTGGTTGGATTCAATGTATTCCTTTTCCAACTTCTTCTTTTCGCCATTCAATTCTTTTAACTTTAAATCGATGGCGTCTCTTTTGCTCAGAAATTCTTCCTTATTCATGTTTTTTGTCATTCTAATTGACTCTAACATACTTACCTGCTATATTACAAGTCCTTAATATCTCCGCATTATCCTCGCCAAAAGCGATTAAGATGGAACCACACCCGGGTGAATCTCCACGAGTCCCATCCGGACGGAAGAACCTAATCCGGTTACGCAAAAACTTCATCGCTATTGTCTTCTCAAATATTACATCTTGAAACATCTTTGAGTCACAACGATTAAAGAGTAATGCAATTCCGTTGCCATGCTCTGCCAACCGATTAACGAACCGTTCAATAAGAGGACGAGAGTAAGGCGGATTGAGCCATACACGACCTTTCCATTCTTGCGATAGTCCATCATCATTCTTGTCATACATTTGTGTGGCTGTTTCCCAAAGTGGGTTAACTGGAGCACATGGATCTAAATCAAACTTTCCTAATGCATCTATAATTTCTTTCGGTGTGTACCATTCATCGGTAGCGCATGCTGACCGTTCAAATTGTGTGTTCATTCCTGATCTGTTTTACTCTAATTGTTTATCGAAAATCTTAATACATTCAAATAAATACTTTGCCACTGTTGGATTTACTGCGTTGCCGATACTTCCAACTCTGTGTGACCAATTGGGAAACCCATCATCATTTCTAACAGTGCTATGCGCTGGGATTTCAAGAATCCTTTTTGCGCAAGTATATCCAACACTCGTATCTGATGTCCACTGTTTAAATATCGAGTTAATGCTTCTACATTTGCATACGTCGCTTTGTAATCCGATTTCGTTGGAGTAGGCAATAAGGTAAAGTCTTTCCCTTTTGTGCGGGTATCCAAAAGCGTAGTTTGATATACATTGCCATTCCGCATCATACCCGATTTTGGAAAGGTCGCATAAGACTTGTTCGAAACCGGAAATAACGAGAGCTGGCGAATTTTCAATGATGACGTACTTAGGTCTAACCTCCCATACAATTCTATACATCTCACTCCATAAGCCGGATCGTTCCCCTTTAATACCTTCACGCTTTCCGGCAACGCTGATGTCTTGACACGGAAATCCTCCACTAATGATGTCCACATATCGGAGTCCGGTTGTTTTTGTAATATCTGTGTATCTTTCTGCATGAGGAAATTTGTTTTTTAATATTTCACCTTGAAATTTTTCAATCTCACAATTCCACAAAGTGTCAATCCCTGCCATTTCAGCTCCTAATTCAAAGCCGCCAATGCCACTAAACAGAGAGCCATGAGTCAATTTACTTTGCTTCATCTCTATATCGTTTTGAGGGTTATTCACTATCGTATTCTGACATGATTTCCAAAATATCGCTTTGTATATTTTCATCAGTTAACATGTGCTCAACTAATTCTTTTTGCTGCGAGGGTGTGGCTATAATACACTTCACTATTTTATTGCTATCGGTAGCCATTATTATAATTCCACCTTCGCGAGTCTTAGGTAGGCGTACTGCTATTTCTTTAGCAAATGCCTCTACGTCTTGAATAAATTGACATTCCATATTAGTTCCTTTCTTTCTCGGTTTTAATTAATTACTTCCACTAAGCCTCCTTAAGCTGTCCATTGACTAGCATATACCATGTGTCAGCCTTAACCTTTTTCCCGTCAACTTCAAATGCCTTGACCTCCTTAATCGGGTAGGTATTACCGTTCCATTCTCCACGTTCTGCAAGGACTATCCAGCAACCTATAGCTCCCTTAGCCTTACACCTGTATCCGGCAGCAAGAGCAATGCTATCCTTGCCGGTAGCTGATGCTGCACCTCGGTCGCCTGTGGCTGATGCTGCACCTTGGTCGCCTGTGGCTGATGCTGCACCTTGGTCGCCTGTGGCTGATGCTGCACCTTGGTAGCCTGTGGCTGATGCTGCACCTTGGAAGCCTGTGGCTGACGCTGCACCTTGGAAGCCTGTGGCTGACGCTGCACCTCGGTCGCCTGTGGCTGATGCTGCACCTTGGTCACCTGTGGCTGACGCTGCACCTTGGTCACCTGTGGCTGATGCTGCACCTCGGTCGCCTGTGGCTGATGCTGCACCTCGGTAGCCGGTGGCTGATGCTGCACCATAGTAGCCTGTGGCTGATGCTGCACCTTGGTCGCCTGTGGCTGATGCTGCACCTTGGTAGCCTGTGGCTGATGCTGCACCTTGGTAGCCTGTGGCTGATGCTGCACCATAGTAGCCGGTGGCTGATGCTGCACCTTGGAAGCCTGTGGCTGACGCTGCACCTTGGTAGCCTGTGGCTGATGCTGCACCATAGTAGCCGGTGGCTGATGCTGCACCTTGGTCGCCTGTGGCTGATGCTGCACCTTGGTCGCCTGTGGCTGTCTTACCCTTCTTCCACTTGCATTTTTCAAACGTAAACTTAACGGCCGCGTCTACAATACTCTTAATACTTAGTTCCGCTCCTATGTGGATTTTTGAGCAAGCAATTTTCGTATCATCCGTATCTACGTCCATATCGCCAGTTCCCTCAACCTCGTGAAACTTATTCATACCAACTTCGGCAGGTGGATAGTAACCGAACACGTCCAACGGATGGAGGCAGAAGTGAAATCCGTTACCGCAAGCCATTATATCGCCTGTTTCTTCATAGTCCTTACCTTCTTCGTATTGGAAATCCCTACATGTCAAATCGGGGTTAAAACCTTTGTAGCCTTTGATTTTGACAAATTCCTTTGGTAAGGTAACGTTATCCGGCAGGTTTGCCCTAAGTACCATGTACGCCATGTAGCTGGCGTCAAATCCGGCTATCCCGGTGCCAATGGCAGTTAGGAGGAATTCCTTTTCCGGATGCTCGTTAGCGTAATTCCCGAAGTTCCCTAAAAATACGACCAGCTCTTCTTCGGTAACTTTCTGCATATCCTTGTCCAGCGTAGGAATGGCATAGGACTGACCTTGTATTCCTTCTGCCTGCCCCATAATTGCGCCAAACTTCTCAACTGCCAATCTAGCTGCACCTCCGGCGTGATTGCCGTTCATATTGCTTCCAAAAACGAATATTTGATTCTCTTTCAGTTCCTGAATATTCTCAGGTGTTAATTCTCTTTTCATAATTCTTCCTTGTTTCTGTATTACTTTTAATTAATGGTTCCTACAAACTTCTCCAGGTTTCCACTCTGACGGTACTTTAGCCCACTCTCTGAATGCCTTATCAAACCCATCAAGGTCAGAGAACATATCCATCTTGGCGGTATCAGTAGTAATGAGGGTGGAGAACTCCTTGAAATACTTATCGGCAACTTTTACGAAGTCATTGTGCAACTTTTTTAAATCTCCAAGCAGAAGGGAGTTCTCTGCCATTAAATCGCTCGCTTCCTCTACTAAGTTATTGGCTTCGCAATTCAACAGGTGAGCGGCTGAAAGCAGCATATTCAATCTATCTATGCTACCATTGGCTATGGCGGCATCTATTATTTTTTTCTTTGGTTTCATAATTGTATATTTTCACTTTACATTTCCTTTCATGCGGTTAATACTTCCGTTCTCCTTTTTATTAATTTTGTCAATCCACCTTTGGAATTTGGCAGCTACAAGAGGGCAGTGTATGCGCAGGTTTCTGTCGCGTTCCGCTTCCCATTCACGTATCTTTCTCTGCGTCTCAGTATTCATAAATTTCTCCTTTTTCGTTATAATTCTTTCTTTAGAAAACTGTTGCAAATTTGCCCATATCTGTCACAGGCACACACTCTATGCCCTTTAGCCTTACAATACGCAGAATTATCCCCGAAGTCCGAGGCATTCTTGCAATTCCGGCATTTGACATATACAATTTCCGGTTTGACTTTCTTTGGCATACTTCAATGTGATGTTATCGTCTTCTGCTACCTCCTCCAACTTTAACAAAGTTGAACATCTCTTTCGCCCTGTCCATAATATAATCTCCATATCTCTCTCGAAATTCATCAGGATGTGCCATATCCATGTTTGTACTTCCAAGAGTAAGGATGTTATGACGTTGCTCATAACGTAATTGCAATACAGTCTGGACCACATTGCACGATGTCCCGAAATGTTTGGATAATTCTTCACGACCTATCTCATCAATAGCTAGATTGCCTGCCATGTTACGATCCGTCCAATAGTCAAGAGCATTAATTCCGTCAATAGAATATCGTAATGCTATTTCTGCGGCAGATCGTATTTCAATACATATATTGGAGGCTCTGAATCCATAAGCAATTTGATTAATAGTAGCCAAATATCTTTGTATTCCTTTCAGAAGTGTTGTCTTACCGGTCCCTATCTCACCCCACAGAAGTAAGCCTTTATGTGGGTCAAGTACCCCTGGAGGGAACCTTCCAAGATTAGACCAAATCCATGTATAAATCGCGCCTATAAGATTTCTGTTTCGTTCATCAATTACAAAATTAGGAGATACTTGTTGCAGTGACATAACAAATCCTCCCTTCCAAAATTTTTCAATTTCTTCTTTTGACATCATTCCTTTCTTGCCGCCATACAAGAAATTGAATTGGTCATCCTTTCCTTCAGAACTCAAAGGATTCAGGTGGTGTGATTGAGCTTCCTCCATCTGTTTTGGCGATGGTATAGGAATTAATTCGCCTATCTTTTCGGGTGATTTCATCTTTTTTCTTTTTTTCAAGTTCAATTTTCAGCCATCGAGCAAAATGCGATTTTGCATCTTGGGGTGATTTAACCGTTTCTCCCTCGTTTTGGAGTTTCATAAAGAACTTCTCCAAATAATCATAAAAATCAGGAGGTGCGAAATCCTTATACCCGCATAAACGAGTATTCATGCAGACAGCTTCCATCCATGAACTATTCGACTTCAATTCTTCATAACACTCATCCAACCCTTTTTCAAAAATCCCAGTCGGAATTTCCTCATACGCGCGCGGGAGAGAGAGATAATTATCTTTGTCTTTATCTTTGTCTAATGCGCGTACATTATACTGTAAGGGTTTAGGTTCAACTTTAGGTTCATGGTTAGGTATAAGGTTAGGTTTCACTTTAGGTTCAACTTTAGGTGTCAAATTTTGATAGCTAATCTGATACCTTGTTTTATCACGTTGCCCTTTTCCGCCTGATTTGAATGTGATAAGACCCGCCTGAACTAATCTGTTACGTGCTGATTTCATTGAGTTGACCGACACTCCCACGTCAGATGATACCTTTGTATCACTACGCGTCCAGCTATCCACCCAGCCTAAACGATTCGCTGTTTTTAGCAAGTAAAAATAAAGCCTCGTTTCACAGCAGGTAAATTCCCAGTCTTCGTCAAGAGACCAAAACTTATTTATCAGTTCTATATAAGTCATATATCTTTCAAATAATTATCCACCACTTTAATAAACTCGTCTAATGACCGGACAACGATGTATTTGTTACCATTTGCCTCACATTCCTTTTGCCATTCTTTTTGGACCGGTCTTTGGTATTCTCCCGGCTT